GTATTATTGCAGGCACTGCCACTTGGGGTATTGCAACTGTACTTACGTCGCTAGTCGTGAAGTACAGACCTGAGACCTACGGACTAGAAAAGAAAGAGTATGTCGCACAAGGCACAGACACATCCGACTTCTCCAACTCACGCTACGCTCGGCTCGAAGAACACTATCGAGAGTCTGATGAAGCATCGGCCCATAGAGTGCGTCAACGACGCGCCGCCCGCCACGCCATCGTCAAAGACTTCGTCAGATCCGAAGCTTTCGGTGGAAAGAACGCACGAGGAGTTTCAGGCTCGGCCCTCCGCAGAGCTGAACACCTCGCCAAAGGTCTTGGTGGCAAAGTTTCTGGTGGCGGATTCGTCCGACAAGCGCCACCCGACCTATCTAACAGGTTCACCAAAGGCCACGTCGATATCACCACACCGCTTGGTCAACACTTCCATGCGTTTGGCGTTATACGCCACATGGTTATCATGCCACACCATTACCTCGCTTATATGCCTAAAGACGGCTTGTACCGTGTCGCCGCTAACGGCCATGTGAAGCTTATGGAGCTTAAGAGCCTACGCATCGTGTCAGTCGCCACCGACGACATATGCGCCTTCGAGCTGCCATCCGAATTCCCGCCCTTCTCCGACTCGTACTCACACTTCCTCTATGATGACGAAGTTAAAGATGTCTTCGGTCAAGTTAGCCTCTGGCTTCCCACCCCCCACGGAGTGCGTGAAATCACGACATCAACCGCCCCCACTGCAAGGCTTTGTACCTGGCGATCTATCCAGGACAAAGACACCGAATTATGTAGTGCAATGTGTTACGTCGTCGATATACCCACCGCTGAAGGCGATTGTGGAGCTATGTACACCGTTAAGTGTGACGCGATACCCGGTCGATTCATTATCGGAATGCACGTAGCTGGAAACGGCGAAAATGCCTTCGCGAATGTCGTCACCCAAGGATTGTTGGATCAGCTCGTATGGGCGCTCTACCCCGAGCTAGAAGGTAATCTTCCCGTCGCGCAAGCCCCTCGAACTCCCATCACACGCGCAGAGGACGTTCCCCTTGGTAAAACTTACAAACACGAACACAAGGGAGTCTCCACTACCTACGGTCATTGCGGTGTCCAGTTTGCGGCTAGCTACGGTCCTGCTAGTGATTCACGCGACTCGCTAGTTCAGGCACAACAAACCCTCCACGAAGCTTCCACCCTTGCTGGAGTGCCAACTAGTGCCACGGTCTTCTCTGTCCTTGCCAAACCCCTTCATATGCCCCGCAAGTCTAAACTTGTGCCCCACGTTCTACATGGCACATTCCCACCCTACACAACACCTCCAGTTCTTGGTCCCACCCCAGAAAATGGATATGTTGACCCATTGGACGTTTACCACGCTAAACTCGTTCCTCCCAAACTCGATGAGTCTGTTGACCACCATCTCCTTTCTCTCTGCTCTAAAGCCGTGCTCAAAGATGTCCATCAAGGCAGGAACGTTGGGCTGTGGGATATCACACGAGGCGTAGAAGGTCATGACCACATGAAGCGTTTAGACCACACTTCATCCGCTGGCATACCTTGGAATACCTGGGCAACCCTCGATGGTAAACCAACAAACAAAGGAACCTGGATCGGTTCTATTGACCACCCCATCGACTACCAGGATTCCATCCTTAACACCTTCGTCACCAAAGAGATCGATATGCTGATGCAAGGCATCACACCCGACTGGATTGTTACGGAGGCACTGAAAGATGAGTCTGTTACTTTTGAGGCTGCCGCCGCGAACAAAACTCGCGTGTATTTTGTCTCTCCCCTCGACCAAGCAGTTGTTTTGCGGATGTTGTTCGGTGACATTGTCGTCGCAACGTCCAGAGCCCGAGCCAAATATCCTGGCCAAGCTTCCATTTCCGTTGGCTTCTCTAATAAGGAGTTCTTACACCACGTCATGGCCAAACTATCAAAGACGTCCGCCGTCTTCGCACATGACCAGTCTGGTTTTGATAGACATCAAACGTATGTGATATCCCAGCACATCGCAGATGCGGTCAACGAATGGTATGGTGACGAAGGATCTCCGCTCGCCACCGCAAGGCGCACGGCACTTCGCGCCTTATACAACCCCCTGCTCGCCAACCACGGTCTTGTGTTTACGCTAGACTTCCTCATGGCGTCTGGCAACCCCCTCACCTCGTGGGTCAACTCTTTTTACCTTGAGATCTGCACACTCTATTCCATTACGAAGAGCTTGCAAGAGATCACCCAAGGTATGTGGACCCCCAACACGGTCAAGGAGGCGATTTGCGCTTTCTACTATGGTGACGATTCTTATATCATCTGCCCTCTTGAGTGGAAATTGTCATCACAGTACATCTTCAAGTACTATCGCCATCTAGGCTTGGAGGCCACGCACTGCATCAAGGATTTCCCTGTTGACCAAGAGGTCCCCGTCGACCAACTCACCTTCCTCAAGCGCACCATCGGTGAAGATGAAGCCTCTGAAGGCAGAGTTGTCGCAAAACTACCCATTGAGGTTGTTGAAGATATGCTCTCGTATACATCTAAGAAGAACAAGTACAACACGAGAGTTATAGCCTCAACTATTTCAAACATGCTCGCCGAAGCCCACAAACACGGCGAAGCCGAATTCAAAAGGATAGCGCAGACTGTTAAACTCAGTTTGCGCACACACAACATTGACGTATCCGTATCCTGGGAATTCACTGATTACGCTCAAGGTCCGACGTAAGTTGGACACCACCGGTCAAGTTTCGCTCCGCCATAAGCAAACATTTCGCTCAGTCGCCGCGAAGATTAATGCGCACAACCCACCGTCTTGTTGTCCTACACAGCGCCATGAC